GCGGCACGGCGCAACCCTTGCGTGCGCGTCCACTGAAAGGCGCCGCTCAGGAAGGTCGACCGGCCTTGCCACTTGGCGAGCTCGGGCCAGAGGTTCGTGTCGATGTTGGCCTCGGTGATGCTCGTGCAGCCAATCTTCGACTGCCACCTGGTGGCGAGGAACCACCAGATGATCCAGGCGAGTAGCGCGGTTTTGCCTGGTCCCTTGCAGGCCTTCAGGGCGAGGCGCCGCACGTCGCGTCGCGCAATCGCCCGTAACGCCTCGTCCTGCCAGGCATCCGGCTCGACACCGAAACAGTTCCGCACGAAGGTCCACGGCTGGTCGACCCAGTCTCGCATACTGCCGTCGACGATCGCGTGATGGTCGGTCACGTCTGCGATCGCCGACTGCGATCGATAGCCGCGAGCATGTCCTGACATAGGTCTTCGGTGAACAGCACCCGCGTGGCGGTGCACCCTTCGACGTCAACCTCGCGACCCGCGGTCCGTTGCACCTCGGCAGCGAACCCGTCGAGCGCCTTCTTCGTGAGCAGCTGCAGTGGCCCGTTCTCTTCCACTTCTCGCAAGTGCTCGTCGCACAGCCCGAGGGCCATCAGCATGCCGTGCAGACACCGCCTACTCTCCGGGCGCCCGAATAACCGAGGCGGCGTGTAGAACCAGATGCCGATGACACCGATCGGCGCGTTCGGGCATCCGTCCCGCCCGCAGATACTACTTCCGTTCCCTGGCTGCTCGTTCACGTTCCCTCCGTTCGCGATCGGCGAGAATCGCTTCAGCCAGCGCGTCAACGCTATCCGCCACGGGATTGCGCAGCTTGCCGGCGAGCTCCAGGATGGTCCGCAGGGCTTGCAGCTTGTCAATCAGGAAGAGCTTCCGCCTGCGCACGTCATACCCGCGCGCCGCTTCGAGGAGAGGTGGGGGCCAGGCGCTCGGCGCCCGCAGCTGGTCGCGTTCGTCGAACGCCATGCCGATGTTGGCCGTCGCGATGAGGCCGAGCCGGCCGAGAGCCTTCTCGGCGGCCATCTGCAGAGAGCCCAGCTCGTTCTCGACTGCTTCCGTGATGTATCGCTTGACCTGAGCATTCCTCAGCAGCCGCGAGGCGCACGTCATCGCTGTCCCGAGGGTCACGCCAGGGTAGGTCTTCTGATAGGCTGCCGTGCCGTTGTAGCCGTTCGAGAGCCACTCCAAGGCGAAGGCCTGCTGCTTGGTGGTCAGGTCAGGCACGCGCGGCGCTCGACGGCGAGGCGGCCTTCTCTTCTTCACTGGTGCTCCTCGCTGCTGAGGATCCGATGTAGCCCAATGATAACCAGCGCGAAGACGAACGACCAGACCCAGTCGCCCAGGCGCGTCATATCTTCCTGTTCCTCTGACGGGTTCGATACGCCCGCGATCGGCACGCGCCCGAGCAGTAGCGGGCGTCCGCGCGCTTCCCGAAGCCGCGAATTGGCGACAACATCACGAGCCGCGGGCATGGAGGAGCCTGACACGGACGAACCGTCGATCGTGCCGAACCTGATCCGAGTGCGAGGGCCGCTAGATTCCACCAGGTCTTCTCACCACCCCGCCTCCCAGCGCCGGGGAAGACCGTCCGTGAGTCGTTGCGGCCCTCGCAAAACCAGCGTTTCATGTTTCACGACTCGCGATCAACTCTCGGCTCACACGATGGGCCGCCAACAGCGCGCGCGCGATGTTGTTGATGGCCCGCTCCTCAGCGTCTCGCCGATGGCGCTTTTGCTTTTCAGGGACGGCACCCACCAGCGCGATGTGCACCAGTTCATGCACGACGGTCAGCTCCCAGTCGCCGGCCTGGTCGGCGAGCGTGAAGCTCTGCCCTTCGTGGTCTGACGGATGCAGCACACGAATCTTGGCGTAGCCTTTGTGCGGCAGCGGCCGGCAATCGCCGACGTGCCCGTCCCCCAGGTCGCACGCGCGCGCGATGACTGGCTGGATGTCCCAGTCCTGCAGACGCAGGCGTTCCTGCCAGCTGGCCGTCACACGGGCGAGTCGGTCCTCCGTCAGGGGACCGGCCGCGTTTGCTGAAAACTCAACCGGGATCTTCATGATGCGCTCTTGATCACGACGAACAACATGGACGCGACCAGGAACCCGAGCGTGAACCCGGCCAGGAAGCTCGCCCAGGTGATGGCGACTGGGGCGAGGAGATCCCCGCGTCCACCAATCGCCTCACGCAGTTCTCGCTCCGTCTTATACTCGATGACCGGCATCGGCTTATCGCACTTTGTCTGCATGCCACAGCCTCGCATCGTTGCCGAAAACATCCCAGCCCTCGACTCGCGCCGACCCGAATAGTTCGAGGTAGGGACCGGTGGTGTAGAGCTGTTCGATCATCTTGCGCACCGCGCTCGGCTTGGCGCTGTGTTCGTCCGATCGACGCTCCGTGAAGACGCTGTGAGGTTTCGGCGTCGGCACGTCTGGGGGACACGAGCCGCGCTCGCCGATGATCAGATGTTCGTGTTGCACCTGGAGGAATCGCCCCGGCATACCGAGCACCTTGTCCCAGACCATGCCGCTCTTGGGCGTGAAGCCCCACGCCTCGATGACCTCGCGAGGGCCTGGGCGATCGTAGAGTAGCGGCGCCGTCGTCCAGAGGAACAGGACCGCGTCTGGCAGCACGTGCGCTGTGACCGGCAGCTGACAGAGCTGCTCGATGCTCAGCGTCTCGTAGTGGCGCGCGACTTTCCCGAGGCTGCCGTCTGGCGTCGGCCCGCTGTCGCGATACGTCCACGGCGGGTCGGCATAGACGACGCGATACATTCCCTCCAGCTTGGCCTGGCCTTCCACCACCGCACGCCGCTTCGAGGCGCGCACGTTCTCGCGGAGCTCGCGCTCGGTCCAGCCTTCGGTCTCGGCCCGTTCGAGCCACTCGTCCTGCTCCGCTGGGGGCATCGGCGCGACCACTATATGGACCGCCAGGTCCAGTGACTCACGGCGCCGTGAGTGTTCGATCTTGCGACCGGCCTTCAGGTTCCAGAGCGTGCGAATGGACAACCCCGTGAAGGCGACCGCTTGTTCCATCCGGTCGGCCCACTCGCGCCGGCTCTCGCCATAGGTGAGCCAATCGACGAGCCACCAGCCGCTGGCCTGGTGCGTGTGCGCGCAGAACCGACCGACGTCACAGAACTCGTCGTAGTCCGGCTTCCCTTTGACGACCAGACCGAGCGCGTCAAGAGTGAAGGCGCCGAGCACCATCGGTTTGACGCTCGGCGCCGTGTGGACTAGTTTCCCCATCGGCCGGCCTACACGCCGCCGACGACAGCGGCGTCTCCACCGTCCTTGATCAACCGCACCCTGAGCTCTTCGTGCCCCGGCACACGCAAGAGCTCGATGCCGGCGTGCTTGTAGGCGTTCACGCTGTTGTGCTGCATGTAGCTCAGTGCAGCCTGCTTCTGCGCGACCTCATCGAGCCGCGCCTGATTGGCGGTGTCGCGACACTCGGCAATCGAAGCGCAGGCGGCGTCGAGGCTGCTGTGTCGCACTTGCTCCATCCCTGGGAGCACCTGGTCCCGAGGCTGGCGTGGCTTCGGCGCCTTTTTCGTTTTCGGCGCTGGCTTGGTGGCTGCGCGCTTTCGAGCGATCTTCTTCGGCATAGCTCATTGTCCGTCCATAAATCCGCCGACACCACTCAGCAATCAGCAGCGCGTCGGCGGTCGCGTGCGTGATGCGCAGGCCCGGAAAGAGCCGTTGCGCCATACCCTTCGTCACTCGCTTGTCGCCATGCGACAAACACCCGAGCTCCTTCTGCCACACCTGAGGCCGCACGAGGATGTAGCGCCACCCAAGAGCGGCGAGAATGCCGCGCAGCATGCCGTAGTGTTGTCCGAACTTCCACGTCGATCCGAGACCTTGTTTCGGCATCGGCGTGACGTGTTCGATCGCCACCATAATCGGCGGCACATGCACGGCCCAGGCTCGCAGCGCGTGAACAACGTCGGCCTCGGTCTCAGGCATTGGGATGGCATACCCGACGGGACCAGTGACCGTCACCGCGGCAATTCCGCCGCTCTGGCCAGGGTCAATTCCGATGAACGACATAGCGCCCCTATTCTTGCGCACAATCGAATGGTTGTCAACGTCGACCGAACAGGCCCCGGCGCCTCTTGCCCTCGGCTTCTCGCTGCTCGGCCTCGGTCGGCGGTGGCGGCGGTTCCCCGCCGTCCTCGAACCGGGTCACCTCGCGGTGGATCGTCAGATAGACCGTGCCCGTCGGGCCGTTGCGCTGCTTCTCGATGACGAATTCGGTTGACCCGTTCTCCCGGTGGTGCTTCCGGTGCAGGAAACAGACCAGGTCCGCGTCCTGCTCCAGGGCCCCTGATTCGCGGAGATCGGTCAACCGCGGCCGGGGATCCGCGCGCACCTCGCCGGCACGGTTCAGCTGCGAGACGACGATCACCGGGCAGTCGAGCTCGTCGGCCATCGTCTTCAGCCGCCGGCTGATGTCCGTCAACTCATCGTTCCGCGACGCGCCCCGACGTTCGAGGGTGGACGCCATGAGTTGGACGTAATCGACGACGACCAGGTCGAGGCCGTGTGTGGCCTGCAGGCGGCGACATTCGGCACGGACATCCCACACCGTGCGCCCGGCCGTATCGTCGATCGCAACGTGCGCCATGTTCAGCCGTTCGAGCGCCTGGAGGATCGACGGCCAGGTGTCGGCTTCCTCAGTGACGTAGCCCGATGTCAGCCGCGACAGCGACACGTCCGAGAGTTGAGAGAGTAGTCGGTATTCGAGCTGCCGCCGTCGCATCTCCAGCGAGAAGATCGCGACGTGGCGGGGGTGGCCGTCGGGCCCCACAGATTCAGCCGCAGCTAAGGCGCTTTGCAGGGCGAACGTGGTCTTACCGATGCTTGGCCGCGCCGCGACGACGATCATGTCGCCGCGTTGCCAGCCTCCGGTCAGTTCGTCGATTGACGCGAACCCGGTCGGGACACCAGACAGCTCGCCGCGATGCGCCATGCGGAACTCGAAGTCCTCGATGAACGCGACGCGCGTCTCGGCAAGCGAGTGCATCCTGCCGTTGCCCGTGCCGTGACGCAACCGGATGATCTCGTGGTCCGCGTGTGCGAGGAGATCGTCAATCGGTTCGTCGTCTTGGTAGGCCTTCGCGAGGAGTCCGTCGGCCAGGCTGATGACGCCACGGAACAAGCTCCGCGTTTTCACAAGCTCCGCATAGTGCGGGACGTTCGTGTGACGCGGCACGCCGTCCGTCAGGCCCGCGAGATAGGGCTGTCCGACGAGGTCGAGGTCGCCGTTCTCTTTCAGTCGAGCAGAGAGCGTAATGAAGTCCGCGGCGCCGCCAGGCTTCGACAGTAGTTGCTCGATGGCCCGGTAGATCAGCGCGTGCGCATGCCGGAAGAAGTCGGACGCGCGGACCCGTTTCGCCGCCTCGAAGAACTGCGTGTTGTCCACGATGATGCCGCCCAGCAGGGCGCGCTCCGCGTCCAGGTCGTGTGGCAACAGCCGGTCTTGAATCGGCGTTTGGGACTGCTTCTTTGTGGTCATCCGGCCTTCACCTCCCGCACCGATATGCGCGTGTGCTCGGCCTCGGTGCGACAGCGCGGAGCGTGCGTGCAGCCGATAACGAGGAACTCCGGCTCGGCG